CCGCCGAATGCACGGAGAAAGCGGCCAAAATCCTGGGTTTGACAGGCAGTGAAACAACTCTGAACTTGTTTGCCGAGCTTTCGGGCAGTGACCTCCAGCGTGCTCTGGCGCTTGTGCGTGCCCAGCGTGAAGCCATGCCCAGGCCAAACTAGCTGCCGCGTGCTCACTTTTGCTCACCCTGTTGCCCGAAATTGCTCATCGTAGTGTTCACTTTTGCTCACCTGATACGATGCGCCGCGCCCGCCGTTGGTTGCCTCCCCCACTCAAAATATGACCGCCGAAAAACTTGCCGACCAAATCCTTGCTGCCAGCCACGGCGATCCCGACGAGGCCGAAGCACGGCTGCTAGTGCTAAACGAGCGCCGCCGCCAAGCTCGCTATGCTTGTTACTATGAACCCGCAGGGGACCAGCGGCAATTGTGGGAAAGGCTTACACCAGAACACCACATCATTCTGCTGCTTGGCGGGAATGGCTCAGGCAAGTCTCTGACTGGAGAGTGGTTTACTGCAACTTTCCTGCTTGGCAAGGAGTTTTTCAAAGATGAGCCTTGCTGGAAGTGGGTTGAGGCGCTGCCTATTCCTACTGCCCCTGCCAACGTTCGGATTGTCGCGCTAAACACCGACATGCTTCGTGATCCCATCTGGGATGGATTGTTTGGAAGCGCGACTCACCCGCCCATGATCCCCGTGGACATGGTGGTCCAAAAGTCAGATCAGCATTTTACTGCGTCTCTGAAAAACGGCTCCCGTATTCAATGAAAATCAGCGGACGCTGATCCGAAAACTCACGGTGGCGCAAACTGTCAGCTTGTTGTGATAGACGAGGAGTGTAATAAGCCCATCTTCGACGAAAATTACCAGCGCATCCGTAACGGAGGCCATCTCTTGGTCTGTGCCACCCCGCTAGACGATGTGGGCACCGTGGCGCAGCCTTGGATTTTCGACCTGATCCAACGTGCTGAGCAGGGCGACCCGGAAATCCTGGTGGTCTTCATGTCCACCCTAAATAACCCCTACCTGAGCGATGAGTGGAAGCGCAAACAGATTGCGAAGTGGAAAGGCCATCCAGAGGAGTCTGCGCGTCTTTACGGACGCCCGGTGCGGCGCAGCGGCCTCTACTACAAGAACTGGCGCTCCGAGCCGCCGTTGTGGGTGCCTGCCCGCGACCTGCCCGACGGCGGGATGCGCGTTGTAATGATTGACCCCGCCGTAACCGGCACCGTTGGCGCGGTGTGGGCGTACTACGATGCCAAGGGCAAGCAAACGATCTACCGTACCTACAAACGCAAGGGTCTCACCGTCTCGCAGCACGTCGAGAACATCCTGACCGAGAACCGGGGCGACCCGATCCGCTTGTGGTACGCCGACCCTTGGATGAGTAAGCAGCGTGTGCCCGACTCTGTGGCTCGTGACCAGCACCTTACGGTGTTGCAGGTGTGGCGGGATGCGGGGCTGCCGCGCCTTCAAATCCCCGACCTTGACTACGACGTATGCCTCGCTCGCAGCCACGAGTACCTCAAGGCGGCGGCTGACCCCACCGATCCTCACGCGCCGGCGGAGGTCTTTGACCACCTCGAAGATTTCAAGTGGGAAATTGAACGCTATGTCATTGACGCCGTAGCGCAAGGCCCTAACCGTGGTGAGACGCGGGACAAGCCGCGCAAGGGGCGCGATGGCGCGAGCACCCTGATGGAGTGCTGGCAGTATTTATGTGGGTTAAGTTTAAGGGCGCGGCCCGCTGCACAGCGGCAAGTCGCGGATGCCAGCGCCAGTGGCAGCTACTTCTCTGGCGGCTCCGTGTCCTCACCGCAGGACTTTGCGCCGAAGCCGTGGTAGCGTGTTTTTACCCTCCCCACCAAAACCTCCCCAATGTGTCAAAGTACGTCTGGTTTATGAAAAATAAGATAATTGCCTTGACAAACACTGAAAAATAGTGCATACTTAGGGACGTGAGGAAGTAGGTACGTAGCATGAAAGGTACTATGCGTCACTGGCTTTTATTCGGGTTGATTGCCGTCATTTCAGGAACCTCTGTGGCCCTTGGCTTGTCTGTGCGCAGTACGCTCTCCCTGCCTGAACCTCCACCGCCCTTTGTAGTCCCGGTCTCCGCCTCAATCAACAGCTTGCGGGTTGAGTACATTGACTGGAATCCCCGCACTCCAGTGTTGCAATGGACCGTGCAGCCGGGAACAATGATCGCTGGCAGGTTTTTGTCAGTAGGTGCGCCCGTGAAGTTTGCGGCGGATTTCCAAACGGGCACTATTACTACAGATGGCGACCCCGTGTCAATCCCGGAAGAATGGCGCGAGTTTATGGGGCCGATGGCGGGGGATTTCTTGGAAATTGTAAAATATCTGAGCGCGATAGGTTTGGGATTGGTAAAGCTGGACTCACCAGAGGAATCTCCTACCGTGCCCATAAACCTGTTGCGGGCGCAAATTGTGTTGAAGGAGATTGAGTAATGCCCTTTCCGGGAGCGCAGCGAAAAATCGAGTTTGAAGACGGGCCGGTGATCGTGTTTGGCACGAAGGCGACGAGGGCCGCCGTCCAAGCTGAATTTCCCACTGTTCCCATCGGATCAATCTATATTTCAAGCGTCAACACGGGAGAGACTGGGCGAGTCTACCTGAAAACCGCTGTAAGTACGTGGGAAAAGATAACCTCCAGCGGTGCAGACTGAAGTTTGAGGGGCAATCCTGCCCCAGCCAAGAGAAGCTCATGGGTCTAAAGGAGAAACAAAATGGACGGTGGTTTTAACAGAGCATCAAGGACATTCAAAAAGGTTACAATGAAGCCCGCTAATAAAGCGGACAAGGCTTTTGAAGTAATCAATCCCGCAACCAACAGTTCTGTGCTAGACATTTACCCAACGGGCACGCTTGCCGTGGGAGATGGCACCGCAGACTTGGACACCAAAATCTATATGGGGAATACGTCGAATTATCTCCAGACGGATTTTGGCAACAAGAAGTTGGTGCTTCAGAACTCACAGGCAGGTGGGGATGCGCCGCAAGCTCTTGACATTAACGTTGTTGTGCTTGCCGGAACTTCGGGTTATCGTCAGGGCGCTATTAACGTCTCTGTTGCGAGGGCTGCTGGGCAGGAATTTGCTGCAACTTGGGACGGTAATGCCGATGAAGGTGTCAAGATCACGTCTCGAAATAGTGCAAATAACCTGGATGGTGCAACTCTTATCGGCGGTGCTCGCGCCTTGAATGCCCAAGCGCGAAACAGTGGGACGAACCTTGCATGGGTAAAGGCTATCGAGTTTAATGGCCGCAATGATTCAAGTTCCATAACAGATGACCTGAGTGTTTTGCACCTTCGTGCTGAGAATTATGGGACGGTAAACACTTCCATTGTGGGCATTGACTTGGAAATGTCATCGGAGAATGACACCAGTTCCCCTACCAAGGATGCGATTTTGGTTCGTAATACTGACGCATCGGGCATGACAGCGGTGCGTTCTGTCCTTCGCGTTACGCACACCTCAACAAATGGTTTTACTCACCTTTTGTCGGTGGTGGATACAGATGGAAGCGATACGGTTACAATAGGATCAATTCCTAACTCGAATCCTGAAAACGACTCAGAAGCCGGGTACATTTCTATTTTGGTTAATGCCACCACTTACGCAATCCCGATTTATGACATCGTGTAATTTATGACAATATCAAAATCGCAGCACAAAGCCCTTCTGGTTCGCCGGTTTTATGTGGATGGGCAGGAACGCAGTTTTCCACTAGAAAAACTCATTCCTGCCAGTAGTTCATTGAGCAAATTGATGGCTGGGTCAGAAACCATTGATAGGGGCTTGCTTTTCACGGATGGACCCGTGGAGTTTAATATTGATGAAGCTAAATTCCTGAAAGACCTTGTGTTTGAGGTTAAGGCTGCAACCATCTCGGAGTTTCAGTTTCTCAAGGAACTCAAAGAAATTTTGCAATAGGGGGGAATAGGCGTTTTATGACGCTTGAGGTTTTACAGAAACGCATAGCCCAATTGCGCCAGGAGCAAACGCAGGTACGCCAGACCTGGATTGAAGCGGGAGCCAGCATCCACATCTATGATGGCGCAATCCAGGATACGCAATACTGGATCAATGAGTTGGAAAAAGAGGTGGCAGCTGCTCAAGGCCCGCCAGGGCCGCAACTGGTCTCGCTGCCCGCGCCCAAAGGAGAGTCCGCATGAAGGACATGCCCACGAAAGCACCCACCCCTGCTGACTGCCGCAAGATGGTGGACCAGATGAACAGGGAAATGGCGAAGCCCATGCCCATGAAACAGATACCAATGAAGAAGGGTGGGTAGCGCATGACAAGCGGTAGCACTTTTCCAGGTTGGGCTGGCGACAACACGACGGCCCCCGTTCAGCAACCCATGATAAACCCGCCAACGCCGTCGGGCATTTGCTCTGGCTGTGGTCGTTGTCGTGAATGCGGACGAACAGCGGAGCCTGTAAAGGTTGCAACCCCACCTTGGGTGTACGGGCCATACTATAATACATGGCCGGTGACCTACACCATCAGCGGGTCGGGCGTACAAGCCGTGACGATTTCGTAAGTTTCCCCGCGTCGGATAACCCTCCGGCGCTCTCTCCTGCCTAGCGCCGTCTGATTGGATGACCCTCCAGAGGACAGCGGGGATGGGGGGCGGGCAATCCGCCCCACAAATTTTGGCAGGTTGGCTTGTCATCACAATCTGTGATAACAACAAGTTTCAACGACTTTACGACCCTCAGCACAGGCTGAGGCATTTACAGGCAGGAGGACAATCAAATGGCTGGAGTTTCAATAGGACAGGACCAAGATGTTCGTGGTGCGTTAATCAATGACGTGCATGAGCGTTTTGTCCATGAGGAGTTCCGCGACATTCCGTTTGCTTCGGAATCTGAAAATTCATCTGCTGGCCCTGGCGTGGCCACGGGGGACGTAAACAACGTTTATTCGGGGCGCAACCATTTCCAGTACCACGTTCTAGGTGCGGGGCAGACAATTGACGGCCCCGTGAAAACATCGGGTGGGTGGAACATTTCACAGGATTTGACTGACGACGAAGGGGTGGAGTACACCCTTGGCAATGAGTACCCTGAAAATACCGTCATTTCCAATGTGGCGGGCGCAACGCGGGGCACCTTCACTGTGGGTACCGACGCCCCTTTCTATTTCGCGCTGAAGTTTACGATTGCTGACGTGAGCGGTACGGATGACTGCTTGGTGGGCTTCCGCAAGGCAGAGGCATACCAGACTGGTCCTGATGCTTACGATGAGTGGGCGGCGCTCAACGTCATTTCCGGGGACATCAATATCGAGACGGAACTGAATGGCGGGGGCACGACCACGACCGATACAACCGACAACTGGACGGATGGTCAGACCAAGACTCTCATGGTCATCTGCGACTCTGACGGTTCGTTGTCGCAGGACGGCACGGTTGGCAAGTGCTACTACTTCATTGACGGCCTTGCGCCAACAACCGATGCAACAACGCGCTACAAGTTCGATTCCGGTGAGATCGTAATTCCCTTCTTCTTCATGTTACATGCTACGACTTCTCCGGGAATCAACACCCTGAAGTTGTGGGAATCTGGCTTCTATCCGATGGGCGAATCGGCGCAGGCTGAGTTCGGCGCTGCTTAACGGTTATCGTCCCTTCTATACAGGGGGCGAGAGTGGAGCGCGTTAAAGGCGTAAATACGACCGTGTAAGGTATAGAAACTCGCGGTACGATAGCTTAGCGGGTGAGATTCCCCACCTCCACAAAAAGTTTGCACGCCCCCGTATCGGCGGGCTGCACGGCTTCAGTTGGGCGTTGAGCCGTCAAAATCAGCGCCCCAGCGTTCTTTCCACAGCTTGAGGGCTTTCCTCAAAACCCTCTTTGCCCCCCTCTATGCACATAAAAACAACTGAATCAACAGCATTATATGACCGTGTAATGCAAAATGCTGTGCATTTGCCAAACGGCCAGACAGCATTTTGTTGCAGTTATCACGGCTTTACAACCGGGCGTGCATCTGCGTTTCCAGACCACGGCGACTGCGCAGAATGTGTTCTTCTGTTCTTCCTCCGACTCGAAGCCTGCACACCCCCCGACAAGCGTGAAGAGCTAATGGACAGCCTTGTGCGGCACATGACGGAGGCATCTCGCCTTGAGGAGCGTGGCAACTTTGACCTGCACATCACCCGCCATCCGCAGGTGGAAGTTACCCTCGACCCTGCTGACAAAGACTCCCTCTAATGCCTATTCCCGGCTTCCTGACATTCGACCGCCTGCTGCAAACGGAGACCATTTCTGCTGCGTCGCTGGGCACTGCCATTGCCATCGGCAAGCGAAAGAAAATAGCCGTTGCCGTGGATGGCGCGGCGCGTGTGGCCTTTGGCTATTCCAACGCTGTAACCGCTGGCCCGCTCGTAGATTCGTACTCCGAATCCAATCAAGACGCGACTGTTACACTGAACGGCGGAGGCATCGTAGGTGTTGGGCAGTCGTTTACTTCGAACGCCGCCCCCGGTAATGTCTTGCTGAACGCACAATTCTACATGCAAAAGACCAACCTGCCTACAGGCAATGCGGTCGCCAAGGTGTACGCAGTGGCAGGTACGGACGGCACGGATGCCATCCCGACGGGCGCGGCCCTTGCCACTTCCGGCAACCTCGACGTTTCCACCTTGACAGGGAGCCTGGTTCTCAAAACCTTCACCTTTACCGGCGCGAACCAGATTGAGTTGCGTCGCGGCATCGTGTACTTCGTAACTGTTGAGTATTCGGGCGGCAACGGCACAGACAACATCCAAGTGGGTTACGATAACAGCACGCCCACCCACGCGGGCAACTACGCCGACCTTACCGGCTCAACGTGGACGGCGGCGGCGAAAGACGTTTGTTTCTACGTCAATGTAACCCCTCTGGATTGGCCCTTGCCGGGGGCTGGAATCTACACCGTCCGCAATGGCAGCTACACGCACCTCGTTATTTATAACCCCGATGCGGCTGCAAGCCTGATAGTTAGTGTTTTTGAAGTTTTTAACTAGATGGCGACAAAGAAAGAAACTCATGGAACTGAGCAATGTTATCAGCGTTCGCATTGTCGCTGTGCTTCTTGTACAAATGCTGCGAGGACGACACGGCGTGAACGAAGGTTAAGGCGAAAAGTCGCTGATCCTGATGGTCTTCGAGCAGAAGAAGCTCGCCGCAGAAAATCCAGGAAGAAGCCCAATCGGGAGAAGACTCGTGAATATCACCGACAATGGCGACAGAACCATAAAGACATTTACCGGCAAACTGCGGCACGTTGGCGCAGGCGAAATAGGGATAAAGCTCTTAATACTCTTCGACTTTGTCGCGCCAAGAAAACGGGTTTATTAGAAGATCAGTTTATAAAGCCGCAGACTCCCAACTGTGAAATTTGTGGAGTTCTTGTGAAGACGGTTTTTGACCACTGCCATCGAACAGGTCTTTTTCGTGGGTGGCTATGTCGTCAATGTAATTTGGCGTTGGGATTTGCCAAAGATAGTCCTATTGTACTTCAAGCAATGATTAAATACCTTCAAGCATATCCGTAATTAAGGAGCGCCTATGGCCCGCCCGGATAGTTACCTAACCTTTTGCAAACTGTTGCAGACCGAAACCGTGACAGCAGCGGCTGCGGGAACAGACATCGCGTTGCC